GGCAAAGTTTACGGCCTCGACTTATTCGTCTCTAACGTTTGCTCCGCAGGCTCAGCATACGTCATAAGCACAGGACAGAACTTATCAGCGAGCTATGCACCTCTCGGATTTTTCGTAATCAAGCGACCTCTCATGACGGATGTTGACCCGAAGAAAGAATTTGACAGCGTCGACATAAGTCTTACCACAAGATACGCGCCAGTCGTGCTGAATGGAGAATGCGTTGCACAAATTACAGGATTAGCAACAACTTAAACTCGATAAACCCCACTTTCTTATTTCCCCATTTTCTCGAATCTCGTCCACTTCGCGTGGAGACCGAAAATAGTTGGAGTAATGTTTAGATGTTTGGGTTGGGGCTAGAACTCTTACGCGCGTACAGGTAGAGCTGTGATGGTATCTGAAAAACAATTGCATAGAATACGAAGTCGATTATAAAGTTCGTCGGTTGAAAACTGACTTGATGAGGATATGGTGGTACGGTCCAATATGACCATGATTCAGTCATCCAGCAAAGCGGCCAGCCTCTGTACACGAACTCCGCATCAAGAGTGAATGGCTTTGTGTAGTAAAAGTAAGATGCAAGGGTCGCAATACAAGACAAAACAGTAAATACCGCAACAGAGATCAACAGAAGCCTAGCACTCAACTCCCTAGCGCCTCACAACTCTTCATCTCTGCGAGGCTTATAGTTCTACGGATTAGAACAAGTAACGAAGAGGTGGGAGGCTGGAAAGAGTTGTCTGTGTGGGATAAAACTTTACCCCTTCCTTCCTTCCTTACGACGAACGACGACGCTAAACTCAGCGCGCGCTGGTTTGTCCCTAAAATGGTCAAAAATGGTGTTTATTCCTCTTCTAGAGGTTCGGGCATGGGAAAATCCTGCTGCCTGCAGGATTTGCCGGAGCTCCCGTGATTCGTTGTCCGTCAACACGGCAAGGATTTGCATGCCAAACAAGCCCATGCTAGATACGAATAGGCAAGAGAAGAATAAAAACCATTTAAAACCAATTTCGGGACAGGGCAGCGCGCTAAAGTTTAAAATCTAACTTGGAACTGAATAAGGATAAATGGTGGCCGCCAGTTGAAGTATAAGATTCTTTTAGGTATTCTGGTTTTGAGTCTGGTTGTCTCGTTAGGAGTAAACGCGTACTTTTACACATTGTTAGTGGACCGTCAAGCACAGACAAATAACCTCCTGAGTCAAACTATCGTCGACTGGGTAAGAGAAATGGATGTTGCTGGATATTTGCTGCATAGTGCGACAACGAATGTAGCGCTTGCTGAGGCAGACTCCCTCTTTACGTCCACGCAATGGACTGCAAACACACTATGGGTTAGCGATGGTCAAACAGTCTATTTGTATATGGCTCTTGCGGCAGGAGACGTTGCAGAAAATTTGTTCCCTTACTGTGTAGGCAGTGACCTGAAATACATCAACCAAACTGCAATTGAAATGTTTGCAGTTCTTTATGCAAAGGTTCAGAACCTTACATCTCTTTTCGATATAGTGGAGTTAACTCACCTAGAAGGAGCCAATCCAATGCATTTGCTGGAAGAAAGAGGCTTGGTAGATAGTATTATTGCCAACTGCAATGATGTTCGGAATTATTCAGCTGAAATAAGCAACTTTAGCCCAAAATTTCAATAATATTGACGTTGGCGCGCGCGCAATTGTTTGGGTTTGGGTTTGGGATAAAACTTTACCCCAACCAAACCAAACCAAAACGACGATGCCCTGCTTTGGAAAAAGGCAGTCATTGTCGGGGCAGTATACACGGTTCAGGACATAGTGCTTAGTCAAAGCAGTGGAAGAGGAATATAGTAGAAATCATATCATAATAAGGTAGGGATATAGGTATAGTCGGAATCGAGTATACGGCCGCTAGCACAGATCTATATATTCAGATTTCGAAGACCACTTGCGGTGAAAAAGCTTGGATTTTTTCTTGCAACTCCCTCGCTAGCAGACTACTTTAGGAACAACTCAATACTCAATTTTCGGTAGTCCCGCATCAACGATACTCTAGAACCTCACATTTCCATAACATGCGATCTATATGCTCCTAGCCTAACGCTTTCCCGATCAGCTCCCCGCCGCGCGCTAATTCGCCATGAAGATACCAAGACAGGTGTTACAACCCTGGATCAATCTTGAGTCCAATGTCAGCGTTTATTGTTCCTCGCTTCGATGCATGCAGAATCTAATATGTTAAGAAGGTCTTTGATTTGCTTTGTTGAGTAGTCCCATTTGAGATAATCGACGAGAAGTGCAGGCAACGTTACGTCCTGACGTGCAAGGTATGCCAAAAACTCGAATACTTCTTCTGCGACCTTAATAGTTATCATGTGCTCTCCTGAAGCGTGCACACTTCTGTTTTTCCGATTAGGTCTTTAGAAATCATATGACCGTGACAATTGACGACTCGGGAGAGGTATTTTTCTTTGAGTACATTCCTATCGTAGAGGCATAGCGCACAAAGGTCAAAAGCAAGTTGTCTGCCTAACAATTCATCGTATCTCCATAACTCTTCACTTCTTCCATTGTTAATGAAGACCGCTACTTCGCCAGCAGCATGCACTCCCGCAAATCCAGCTTTCTTCTTCTCGTGAATAAGCGTCTGCCAATTCGTTACGATTGTTTTGGCTTTGGCTTTCCCTTTTCTTAGATACCATTCATAAGCCGACATAACTGTAAATGCTTCCTTGGGTAGGCTGTCAAAGTCTATGCCATACTTTTGGATTTCTCGAATTTCCGAATCCAGTTTATCTTCGGAGACAACATACACAGCCGCCTCACCCCTTGACAGCCCAGCTTTGAGGAACGGAAACGATATCTTGCGTTTGAAATCGTCATTATCATACAAGGCGACAGTATGGTCTCCAATTTTCAGGTGTTCGGCATATCCCGATGCCTCTTTTCCTCCTGAAGTCAGAATGCCAAAATCACGAATCACCTCAGCTAACAACTTTCCTCTGTCTGTTAGGCGATATTTCTCTGTTGTAGATTCAAGTTCAACGAATTCTTTCAGCGTTCTGAGATGATAACCAAACTTGCCATGGTTACTATCACCATCAAACTTACTCAACAATTCCGTAAACGACAAATCCTCATCGCGTAAACATCTTATGATTTTTCTATTCACGAAATGTGACATTGCCCTTTGAATCTCATAATCCCAATTGTCGCGTTCACACATCCCCAGTCAAAGGCTAATCGTGAGACACGCTACTTATCTATTTGGTGAAGAGCGTTTCACCTATCGAAAGATATGGGAATTTACAAGCGCGCGCTCCCTGCTTCAACAATGGCACCGCCATTTTTGTTGGGTTTGGGTTTGGGATAAAACTTTACCCCAACCAACCAACCAAAAGGGAGGAATGGATATGATAGATGCTTCAAAAAGCCATTATTTGTTACAGTTTCAATGCTTTCCGTTTCGGTGCTGTCACTGCAGTGGCAGGCTTAATCGAATCTCGTCCACTTCGCGTGGAGACCGAGAATAGTTGGAGTAATGAAAAATGTCTTCAATACAAGTATTCCTTCAAATCGCAGACGTGCAAGCCGCGCTCAACGCGACTTTCGACGGCGTAAGCACATACACAGTTTACGGCCTCACACTGCAGACAGCGACAATGCAAGCTGCTTGCGACTACGCGAATCAATACGTCAATGGCTTAATCGGCATGAACATAACTGCGCAGGACATGCGGTTTTATCCAGCTAAGCAGATGGCGATTGACGTGGCCTGCATTCGCGCTCTCGTGATTGCCACCGGCGGCAGTTTAGTGGGCGCCTACGATTATTTCTTGGGCGACCTGCGAGTTTCGAGGGCTGGGCCTTTCGCGACTGCGATTAAGAGCACGATTGAAGGTTTTAAGGAAGACTTGCTTAGGCAAGTAACGAATGTGTCAACGCCTGTGAAAACGGCAGACGCACAAGAAGCTGGTAAGGTGCCAACATACAAGGGCGGTGGGATAAGCCCGTGACTCCTTTGCCAAGTGAAGTTCAGGCTTCAAGCGCTGGAACGGCGCTTATCGACTTGAGCGTTCCAGCGAATCCGAAGGGTAATACTCTTTGGACAAACAACTTGATCGTTGCAAGGGTGAACGGCTTAAAAGTCGTCATAACAAGCGAACAACTTCAACAATATTTGGACAACGGGTATGACGTGATAGTCGTAACGCCCGGCACGGAGAGTGGTTAACGATTGCTGAAGTTAAAGTATTAGAAGATTGGGGTCGAGAGGCCGAGTTGCGTAAGAAGTGGATGCAAATGTGGGAGAGGCTTGGAGTTCGCATCTTGAAGTTTCCTAAATGGATGCAGGTAATCATTCTTGAAGACGTGAACACGGCGATTGAGAATCGCGTAGCAACTATGGAGATGATCCGCAATGCCAAAACAAGAAGAGTTTGACATCAACGAAACATACAGCATGGAGAGTGGTTAAACGTCAACGCATGATAACGCCTCAGTGATTTCTTCTGTTTTGCAGGCTAATTGGCAACTTTCGAGCCCTGCTGCAGCTGACATTTTGTGGCAGACGACAAGGGTTGATGCCGCGACGTTTCTAGCAGGCGGAAAGAAATATGCTGTATCATGTTATAATCCCACAAGCCCAACGCAGGTTGTTCCGTTGAGCAGGGAAGTTTGGCAGCAGATCGAGCGGGTTATGGTTGACGTCTACGTGAAGGTGACGACTACACCCGCCGGAGCCGCAGATGTCCGTGAAAGCATGAGGCTCCAGATATACCTGATTTTACATAGTCAAGAGTTCAAAGTTTCAGGCATTAAGGACTTGTACATTGAAAGGGAAAGCAGCAAGGTTGAAGGTCCCGACCTTGTGAGGTTAACGCTTCAGGTGGCTTGCGTCAGCTTTCACGTTCAAACGTGATATGCATGAGCGCAAGAATCGAGGTTGATGTGCAGTATGCTCGTGAGCTGGTAGAGGCCCTTCATGCAACGCTGCCGAGTCTCATAGGCGATCATATTGCAGATGCCGTTCAAATAGTCGGCGAGCGAATGGTGAATGATGCAAGACGATTTGTTCCTGTGAGAACGGGTTTCTTGCTTAGCACAATAACGCTGGAACCTGAGCCTGGCACATGGACTCTTAACCTTCTCGCTCGTGCGCCTTACGCGGCTTACGTGGAATGGGGTACAAGAAGAATGGAGGCAAGGCTTTTCATGACAAGAGCCGTTGAGCTTCACAAGGATGAAATGACTCAGGAAATTCAAAATGCGGTTTCAAGGGCGGTGGCGGAGAGCCTTGGATAAATGGATTAAACTTGACCTGCGCAAGAAGGCTATTAATCGTGCCGTGCGCGTTCTCAACAAGCTAATACCAGAAGTTAAGGCGACTTATCCGCAGACGCGAATGATTGAACACGTGTTCACTAAACTGAACAGGGCATACAGAACAGAGGCTTACGCTGGACGATTTGACGATATACCATATCAAACGCTTCCGAACCTTAAAGACAGGAACTTTCAGAAGCTCTTACAACTCTCTCGGAAGCTGCTTGTTTACCTTAGTGAAGATGACCGTTATTACAGGCAGTGGCTCGGTTTGGCGATGCTTCTCATCAACGATGAAGTCAAAACTGAACTTGAAAAGTTAAGCTTCGAAGATTGCCTAACACTCACCAAAACGCAATGGGACTTTGACCTGCAAGGAGCCGTCCCAAAGGAATATTTTGACGCTCATAAGGAAGATTTCCTGAACATTGTTCTCGCGAACTTCCTTATGAATCTCGTATAAAATTTGAAAGAGGTGAAAAGACAAAAATGAGTCTTCCACTAATTGGCCGAAACGCCGTCATCCAATATGGCGCCACTCCAACAGTGATAGGTTTTGCTCAAGGCGCAACAGCGGACATAGCAGTTGACCTTATCAAAGAGTTCTCGCTCGGAAGCGACAAAGCCACACTCTTAGCGGCTGGCAACAAGCATTTCAAGATCGCTGTCGATAGGATGTGGATCGCAACAACTTTTGCGGCGATGGTTTACGCTGGCGCACCCGTCGACTTCGTATTCGCACCTGCAGGCACAAGTGTCGGATCTGCAAAGATCACAGTTAAGAACGTTGTCTTAACAGCGCACAACACGAAAATCGACCAAAAGGGCATAGTAGCGGAGAAGGTAAGCGGCGAAGGCAACGACTACATAATAGCAACATTCTAAATTTCCCTCTTTTTTCCTTTAGACGCTTTTTTATGCGTCCAGCTTCAAAATTTGGAGGTTAAAAAATGAGTGAAAAACAAGAAGAAAAGATAGATTGGAGCTACGTGTCAGAGATGGAGCAGCGTCTTGATGAGCTTGAACGTGAAAAGCTAGAGAGAGTTAAGGTTTTCAATCCGAAGGAGCTTGTGCGGAGAGCAAAAGAAATCAGGGAAATCGTTGATGAAGATTTGGGCACGATACGCTACGTGGTGCTGAGTTATGATGACTTGAATGAGATCATCGAAAAATACCCGGACAACAAAGATAGGAGTGTCCAATTACTCTTCAGGCAACTTTTCCCGGCGAACAAAGACTTAGCGGTTGAGGACATACACAAGATGCCTTTCGAGGTTGTCGTGAGGCTTTTGATGAAGTTGCAGAAGGAAGGCGGTTTTTTTCAGGCACGGCCATCGGTGAGTGGATCGACATCGACGTCAGAGCCCAAACCATCGGATTCATCGCCCACGAGTACGGTTACTCACTTCAAATGATAGGTGAGCTGACTCCATTTCAAATTGAGTTTCTCAAGGCTTGGATGATATGGTGGTACGAGCAGCAGAAGGGTTAAGCGAAAATGAGTTCAGACGTTGAGATTCATCTGAGAGCCTATGACGAAGCTTCCTCAGTTATCGAAGGCGTAGGCTCTAACCTTTCAGTAACATTCAACGATATTGAGGGAAAAACTCAGAGTCTCGTAAGCACGACAGATGAAGCAACGTCTCAGATCGCAAGCGATTATAGTCAGGTAACTGACGCAGGCTCTAACCTTCAAGAACAGCAAACTGAATCTCAGGCGAGCTTCGGCAAATCGGCAATGGCGATGAACAGCCTGGCGCTTTCTGGCGCTGCCCTTTTCATGAGTTTTGAGCGAGTAGAAAAAGCTCAGATAATGGTTGACCGTGCGAACTTGAACGTGCTACGTAGCACGGAGGCTGCAGAGAAGGCGCAGACAGCTTATAACTTGGCAGTTGAGAAATATGGCGTTGATAGCCCGCAGGCGAAAGACGCTACCGATAAACTCGCAATAGCAACTGAAGCTCACAGAGTGGCGATTGAACGCGCTGACATGGCTTCAACCAACATGAATACCACGATGTTGACGAGTGCGTTAACCGTGATTCCATCCTTGATCTCGATCATAGGCGCGGTTGGGGGTGCTGAAGAGATTTGGGAAGGCATCCAGTGGGGTTTAAACGCTGCTATGGATGCGAACCCAATAGCAATAGTCATCCTCGCGATCGCAGGACTCGTCGCCGTCGTGGTGGCTGCTTACACTTACTGCACACCTTTCCGAGACGCAATTAACGCGATCGGCTCGGCGCTTTCCGCTGTTTTCAAGCCAGCGATTGACGCTGTGTCAGGCGCTCTCAGTTGGCTTTGGACAAACATCCTTCAACCCGTCGCCGCATTCCTGTCCGCCATGTTCACTTATGACATTCAAGTGGTTGTAGGTGCTTTCCAGTGGCTTGCTAACGTGCTTAAGCCCGTAGCCGACTTTCTAGGCGCAATCGCCGGCGCAATTGGTAACGCGTGGAACGTTGTGGCTGGGGCTGTCGGCGGAGCCTGCAATGCGATAGGCGGAGCAATTACAGCAGGAGTAAACTCCGACGTTGCTGTCGTAACCGCCGGCTACAACGTGATTTCAGGCGCCGTTGGCAGTGCCATGAATGCTGCTACAGACATCGTCCTCGGCTTCGCTGGGCAAACGAAGGCTTACTATGAAGCTTGGGAAACATCTTCAATCGCAGCCGTTAACGATGCTATGGAGAAGCAGAAGGCGAAGATAGAAGAAACATGCAACGCTGAAGTCGCTAAAGTTCAAGATGCGCTGAGCAAGCAACTTGAGGAGATTAAGAGTAAATATGCTGAGATGGCTGACGTTGAGAATAAGCGTTTTGACGAAGAATACGCGGCTTTCATCAAGCATTACACGGACATCATTGAGCCACCGAAGTCAGCCTTAGACAAAGTTCTTGAGAAATACCAGAGTCACTATGACAGCCTAGTCTCGGAGACTACCAAGCAGTTTGACCGTGAAACTTCCGAAACCACAAAACATTATGACGATTTAATCCACGAAGTAGAGAGTAGCCTAAACACTCAGAAACAAAGCATCACAAACGCTTACAACGACCAGATAAACACTGTGAGACAGGAATACTCCGACGAGATCAACGTCACTCGTAGCCACTATGACGACATGATTGGCGCAGTGAACGCCGGGCTGAAACAGATTCAGAACGCACGGAAAGGCGATTTGGATGCTTTAGAGCTTAACATGCTTGAGGAAAAGGCGAAACTGAAAGCAGCGCTTGACTCTCAGCAAATGACACAAGCGGACTACCAGAAAGCTGTGAGCGAGCTTGAAAAAACGTATAATGCGCAGCGTTCGGACACTAATGATACGTATAGGCTGAAGGAGCTTGAATATGAGAAAACGCACGCTGGCGAAGTGGAAGGATTAACGAAGGAGAAGAATGATAAGCTGACAGCGATGGCTAATGACGAGAAAACAGCGCTTACTAAAGCTGAAACAGACAAGAATGAACAGATTAAGGCCGCTGAAACTGCAGCGAACAACAGCATCGTAGCGCTTAACCAAGAGAAAACAGACAAGTTGAAAGCGATTGCGAATCAAGAGAAAGACGCGATCACAAAGATTCAGCAAGAAAAAAATGCAAAGATTAAGGAGATTCAAGACGCAGCTGCAGCGCTGGAGAAACAGCACGCTGACAACATTGCAAGCATCGAAAAGTCCAAGAATGAGCAGATCAGCGCTGCGGAGGCCGCTGCTCAGGAAAAAATAAAAGGCATCACTACAAAAGCGAACGGCGAGATCAACGACATTGTAAGCAAGGCTGAAACTGAAAAACAGAGAATCATCAAAGAGTCAGGAGAAAAAATCGCAAGTTCATCGTCAAACGTCTGGTCAAACGTTGGAAAAAGCATAAGCAACTTCGCAAGTAGCGCATACGACACGATTTCAAGCACCTTCAGCAACATAGGCTCAACCATCAGCAACGCGATGGGCGGAGTAAAAGATACAATTAGCAACGCTCTCGGAGACTCGTGGAACGCTATAAGCGGTTTTATCGGCAGCATCTGCTTCGCTCATGCACTCCAAAACGCTGCTTTAGACAGCGAGAAGACCATGAAAACTTGGAATGACATGATCAGCGAAAAGATGGATAAGGGACTATCCGCGATTAAAGCTTTCAACGCTGAAGCAGGCATAACAGGCGCTCCCGGCGCAGGGATTATTGGCGCAGGCGGCGTTCCAGTTCCCACAGCTAAATCGCCTGTAGTGCTTAACGTTACGGCGCCCCTCGTGAACATCGAGGGCTCTGCTGATAAGGCGACTGTGGATTTGGCTTCGCGGCAGGTTTTGGAAACTTTGAAAAGCATAATCGTGGAGCCTACAAGCGCAAGCGCACCCGCTGTTATGAAGCGGATTAGGCAGTCAAGTTTGGCGAGGTAAAATGCTGTTAAGTGAACAAGTTAGGCGCCTCCCGAACGAGAAAAACTTAATTGACGCCGCCGCAGGATACAGTAGAAACGCATGTGGTTGGGCTGAAATACATAATTATGGCAACATAACATTAACTCAGAACAGCATCGTTATTTTAACATACACTGCAGGTATGTCTTGTATTGGTGGTGGCAATACTTGTGCTCACAGAATT